TTTACAATCACCACTGATTCGACCTCAGTCAAGGATTGTTCAGCAAAAGTTACAAAATTTGCTAAAAATTTAGGTTTCAAAGTTAAAGAAAAAATAAAAGGTGCTCAACCTCATGGGTATAGTCGTAATTGTGTCGACATACTTACTCGCTACACTGATCATAAAGCCATATTCAACGCTGGCTTAGATGTTAACAATGCCGTTGCTCTCAAAGTTGGACTCTGTCCCAAGAACGAATTCAATAAAAGACACTGTTTTAATACAGTAACAAACGAATTCGAACCTAGGGTCGATCCATTAGCTCCTCGCTCACTCTGTTTGAATCCAATATTGGATCAATATGATGAGTATCGAGAACAACAACGTGAATTGTTTTTTAACACTGCACGTCGTCAACATCTAGCAACTCATGAACCAATGACTTCTCCATATGTCAATCAGACTCTAGGAGATTTTCTTGCGTTCTCTCCGGAATGTGGTTCTGCTTTCGATTATTGCCAAATCGGCAATGCAGCCTACTATCTTCAAGATGTGGAAGGCTTAGAAAGTATTGCGTTAGCTTGTTCGCGTGTCACTAGTGGCTATACCATCGCATATGTGAATAATTATTTAACACATAACCAGCGATTCAAAACTCACTTTAAGGAACAAAGAGTTAATTATGTTCAAGATAAAGTACGAGTTAGAGTCAATGGTACTAATCGTGTTTTTGTTCACAAAAATTGTGATTACTGGTATAACAATAACTATTACGATAGTTTAGTTGGCCGACTTGTGTGGGAGTACTGTGAAATAGATAGCGATCATGCTATTATTCACTTCTTTCTATCCGCAGGATTTGAGTATATAGCTCAACCGGAGCCTGTTAATGATGTAGATGAATCTGATCTGATAGTTGCTGATGAGTTACTAGAGTTTGCTTCAACTCTAGTAATTGATTCACATTTTACTGCAAGGATCAAATTAAAGTTCACTATGTTACGAAACAAGTATCCTAACTGTAGCCTCAAATTCCGCGCTGCCTATACACAACTTCTAGATGCTCTTGTACTGGAACATGATGAAATTACTGATTTAAACCTCAGTCTAGTTTCAAATGTCAGTAAACAACTCTTTAAGTTAGGGTGGTATGACAGTGAAGAAATCTCTGAAATGATTTTTACACGTAGTCAAGGAATTAACTTTGATTTCAATTTTTTACAAACTAGGTATTCAACTTATAAAGTAGTTCTACAATGGTTATTGTTATTTTTAAGCCTTTGTGGAACCTTGTTCTTGTTACCTATAGATGCCGTAGTTTTCTTGGTTCTTTTATTGTGGATAGTTCATCGTATATCTACTAAAAAGAATTTGAAAATACCAATCACATGCTTATTATTGTTTATATTTTTCACCACAGCTGTTCATTCTGCACAAGCTCAAGAAATTGATCAACTAGATAAAATTGATTTAGAAGTAAATCAAACGGTTGATTTGGAATTGCCCGCTGAAGAGTACACCCTTTTTGAGTATTTCAAAGAATTACTCTCTTTTTTATGGTATTGTTTATACTGCTTTTTCTCAGTTGTTACCGATCGAAGCAGTCATACAATTCATATGATTGTCGAACAGATTCAAAATCTCGTTCTTGGGTTCTCTCACGAAATGCCGGAAACTTCCCCAAATTTCAAAAGTGCGAATGTGAAAATATTAAATTTTCTATATCAGATTGGAGTGAATATCTTAACTTTAATCAAGAAGCTATGTATTGGCCTACAGGACCTGTGTGTATCTATACTAGTATACCTGGGCGTATTAATAAAATTGATCTCCCTGATCATATCGGGACTTATAAGACTAGTTCAAACAGTATGGAACTTGATCCAACAGATGAGAGAAACTGGCATCCAAGAGGGTTCCCTTCTGGAATCACTATTGGAAGTCATGTACCTTATATACCATTGGTTTGTTTCAATAATGAACTCGTATCTGTCGTTAGTCGACAACTTATGGAGTCACCTGACGGATCCTACTGGGATTCCCCAGTGATCAAAGACTTATTTCTTAGCAATTGGGAACATCTGTTTCCAGAATTCATCACACATTTGCATTTTATATCTGTCCAAGAATGGATCGATAGACCACATGTGCGCCCACGTGTTCGCAAGATCTTGCAACGAACATATGATAAGCGCAAGCTTAATATACGTAAACGAGATTTCAAAAGAGATACTTTTATTAAAGTTGAATTTTTGAATAAATCTAAACCATTTCCTGATAGAACAGTTAGTGGACCTGAACAACAGAAAATGTTGGAATTGTGTATTGGACCTTACATTTATTCTATGGCTAAAGCCTGGAAGTCTTGTAATGGATTCGTTTTATACACAAGTGGTTCTACAGCTGAAGATATCAGTGATTTCATTTACGAGCAATGTAGTCGAATCGGTTGTCAATTTGAAGATCTCTATTTTATTTTAGATGATTTATCAAGACAAGATGCATGTGAAACTGTTGTTGTTTTAAAATTTCTTGAAGAAGTAATTTATTCAGCAATGGGATGCCCTACTGAAATCATTCATTTATTGCGAAAGCGTTGGAATGTATATGGAGTGACTATGAATTCAAAAATTGTCTATAAAAGACAAGGTGGAAGAAACACCGGTGACCAAGACACCAGTTTCGGAAACTCTGTAATTAATTATCTACTTAGTATATATGCCCTTTGGGTTTGTACAGGTGGTTGGGACTGGACTGACATACCTTTTTTCTTAGTAGTTCAAGGTGACGATAGTTTGATTTGTTTACGTGAACACGTACAAATTGATGTCACTTTGTGGTCGAAAACTAAAGAGAAACTAGGTTTTATTGTCAAGTGTTTCACTCAGACCCCCCACATATACGAAGTAGACTATATATCTAAATATTTTTGGCCTGTAAATAAAACTGAACATCCGTTAGGTTGGTTGTTGGGAGTTAAACCTGGTAGAGTTTTGGCTAAGGTTGGTTGGAGCAAAGTTGTTCAGGATAACACGCACTGGAGAGGAGTAGCTATGGGAATGGTACAATATTCCTATGTTCCTTTTGTTAATGAGTATTTTACTCATTTGATGCATGTTACTGACAACTGTGAAGCTATAGCAGAAAACAAACCTTATTCTTTAAAAGTAACTGGTAATTATCAATATAATGAGAGAACTTTTGACCACTTTGTGGCAATTTATGGTTTTTATCCTCATTTAGATCTTTTTACTGATGAATTGCAAAAGGCTACTCTACTACCTTTTCATATCAATTTTGAACAAGTTGATATGATGAGGCAACAAGACTTATCCTAGCTGATAGTAAGTTTAAATACATTGTAAATTTTGTAAATATATATATTATATGGATGTCACGCAAAGCCAGACGAGAAATGCGAGAAGACTTACAAATTCTCGAAGATATCTTATCGGAGTTAAAGAAGATAGGTGTGACTCTTTCCAAACGAGAGAAAATCGGATTGGCCGAAACCTTAACACAAGAGGTCAACGATCACGGAGCAGACGGCAATTGGCTAGCTCAGGTACTGCAAAGCGCAGGACCCCTTCTAGCAGAAATAATTCCTCTCCTCGCAGCCATCTAATTGATGGCAATGAATCTCTCGGAGTCAAACCAGCTAGTGCTTCTCAAACGAACAAAGCTCTGCAATCTATACGACGGCCTGCTAAAAATTTAGCGCAAGGTCAATCTGGAGTTGTTCAAAATTTTGAACAAATGAAAAGTGTCAAACCTCCTTTAGTAAGTCATGGATCCGATGAACAAGGTTCCTTTACTAGGATAGTTGGTACAGAAGTTATAGGTGAGATTTTAGCATCCACTGACTTCACTGCTCCAGGTGATGTGTTGAATATTGTTTATCTCAACCCTATGATGTTGCGAAACACTAGAGTTAGAGTAATCAGTACTGTATTTTTGAAATACAAATTAGAACACGCATCACTTGAGTATCAATCTGTCACAGCTAGTATTGCACAGGGCGGTTTAATTATCGTTCCTGTGAATGACCCTGAAGTTAGTTTTTCTACTAGCTCCAGAGACTTTTCAACCGTAACTAG